GGTCTTTACCGATACGAGCTAATCCAATTAGTAACATTTTTAATCCTTATCAAAGTAAACTGCTTTGTTGTTGTAGAAATCAAACAGGGCATCACACTCAGCCAAGAACTGCTCTGCTGCGTCCTCGACCACCTTGATCTCCTCCGGGGTGGGTTTGAACTTCTTAATGAACAAATCCTTGCCCTCACCCATACGCGGGTCGTAGGAAACGAACCAGACCGCCTTGCCCGTGACCGCCGCTTGCAAAGTCATCTGAGGTTTATATTCCGCAGGGACTTCTTGGTTGGCTATGTATTTCATGTGGGTCTTGGTCTTGGGGCATTTGATCTCAATTAAGCATCCGTCAGACACGAATCCGTCAGGGGAACAGCCGCAGAACGGTATGGTTGGATGGTCGATAAAAGGCGTATCCGTAACGATTAGACCGGTTACAGTCTCAAACCTTTCCTTGGCCGCAGCCTCTTGCTCTACGCCCCATTGCATATCAGAGGTGGTGTATTTATCGGCAAACGTGTTAGTAATGCGCTCCGCTACGACCTCATAGCGCAAACTTTCACGGGCTGAAGATTCTTCCCTAGGAAGCGGGTTCTTCTCCTTGTCGTACTTTTGCTTAAGAAACGACATGGCATCTTCCATCCGCGAGGCCGTGAGCTTGCCTAGCCGGTCGTTCCACCAGTTGCCATCAAGCTGGAATGGGTTGGCCTCACGCATCTCTTGGCTCCCCTATTTTCAAAACACCTTTGGACTCTTTGAGTTCTGCGCCCTTGTGCGCGGCCTCAGTCCTGACCAACTCACGTTCCTCTGGGCTCAGAGCTTTCCAAAAGACTGAGAGAATCTCAGGGCTCGATGCCTCATTGATCAGCTTGACCAGTTCCTCTTTAGACTTGGTCGCACGTTTCTTAGGCGTAGCTTGCTGGTGGATAGCGTTTTGCACCTCATTCGCGGAGCCGAACTCCATGCCACCCCAGCCCGCAGCCGCCAAGCACCGACCGATTGCGCTGGTTTCTGCGTTTTCTAAAGCGGATGTTGAGTTTATCTGGCTTGAGGCTCTGAACTCCTCTGCGTGGCCCGTAGCTATGCACTTGCCTAAGTCTGTGTAAATCCGGGCTTGCATGATTACCACGGTATCGTCTGCCTTGATTATTTCGGTAGACAGTTCCCAATCCGGGTGAGCCTCGCGAAACTTCTGAACCCGCAACGCTACGGTCTGGTATTCCTTGCCTCTGATATTAACTATGCCTGTGTTCAAGTTATTCTCCTTAGATAAACATTGCCATTATTGCTACTAGCGCAAGTAGAGCGCCACCTATTAAATCACCAAGTTCTTCTTTAGTCATGGTTTTTTTCCCATATAAACGTAGCGGGCGTAGCGTTCTTTATTACGCACACACATAACCGTATTGATAGCCATACCCTTAGAGCGCAGATTAAAAATAATGTCTGCAAGGCGGGTGGCGCGATACTTTTGAATTGCTTCCCACGATGTAATGTGGCCGCGTGTTTTTAAGTGTTTAACTACTAAATCAGTTTTGCTCATCGTACTTTCTCCTTTTGGTTTGATATTCAACTGCTAACTCAACTAAACGATTTTTCATTTTCTCAAACAATTCTGATGACGTAGTAAAACTTAAGTCACGCATTGCTTGGGCTACACCTAGACATTTATATGCAATCAGGTCTAGGTCTTGGGTCGTAATCAACTCCTCTTGTTCCTGTTGTTCCAACTGTTGCTGGTGGTGTTCTGCGTCAGTCATTTCGTTGCCTCACAGTCTTGGTGGTCGGTTATAAAACGCTCAAGGCAGTCATGGTCGGACGTAAAGATGCGACCCTTGCAATGAACGCATTGGTGGTAATAGCCTTGGGGGGTTGTTACTCTGAGGACATGGTCAACTGGATCGTCTCTGTATATTGACCAAGCGGGTGATGTTGTCATTTATTCTCTCCGGTAGTGGGGGCCGAAGCCCCCGGTTAGTTTACTTGCGTTTGCGGGTAGGAAACTGGTTGAATACTTTGCCTAGGCAAGAACGGTTGGTAATGCATTTGGTATTCCAAACTTCTTTTGCATCACCTTTGGTTACAACTAAGTCAGAGTCAAACCACAAGCCACCGTTGAAACCCATTTTAGCGGAATCGCACTCGCCAACTTTTTTAACTAACTTTGCAACGTATGCCTCATATTGTGAAGCGGCATCTTTAGCGGCGTTGTCGATTACATGAGAAATGCGCTCCTCACACATACGAACAATCATTGGTTCGCTCATCCGATAACTTGGCTTAACCCAACGAACTAGAGAAGATGCAAAATCGTGCGCGGCTCTTTGCGACATATATGTTGAGCGCGATACAAAACCGTTTGGGCGGGGAAATGCTACGTTGATATCCCAGTTCGCTTCTTCTAGTTTCTGTGCAAATCGTGCAACCATTTCTTTGGTTGCTTGAACTGCCGCATCAATGCTTGCTTGCTTGAGTGGCTCTACTGCGGTGGCGATTACGTTGGTCATTTATTCTCTCCGGTTAGTTACGATCAAAGTGACCGTATGAGTAATTATCCAGATTAACAAACTGTTTACAATAGGGTTTGGCATCTTTTTATCAATTATTTTTAATTTCCCTACAACTTGTGGGGTTAATCTATCTTGGACGTTATTGGAAACCGTATACAATTTCGTGGTCGGAAGTGACGCTCCGGTGTTTGGCGATAACCGTTCCACCCAGAACCCTCACCCGCTATATCCGTCTAGTAGTGGGCATGGCTACCTAGAGTACCGTTGTTACGGGATACATCTCCATGTAAGGCTGGCAAAAACCTGTTTTTGCTAGTTGGTCGTTCTTTGGTCTTGAGGTGCTTGCAAACAGTTTATAAAACAGATAATCTTGCAAAACAGAACTTATCAAGGTGAATAATGAACCGCGAAGATATAGAGAACTTGGCCTTGGGCGTAGGAATGATCCGCACCCAAGGAGACTTGATTAAACCCTTGTGGACGGCCTCGGACGCTCAACTGGGTAAGCTGGTTGAGACCGTGGTTGCCGAGGTCAAGCAAAGCGCCTCAGAGTACGTTGTCCGGGCCATTAAGAAGGCCGTGGAGTACGAGAGAGCCGAGTGCGCCAAACTTGCGGGCTATGTCAGCAAGGAAGCCGCCAAGTCAATACGGGAGCGTGAGAATGACTGACTTTGAGACCTTTTGGAAGTCTTACCCTAAGAAGAAAAGTAAGCTCCAAGCCCTCCGCACTTGGGAGAAGCTCGCCAAGATTAGGCCGCCCATCGAGGAGCTCTGGATGGACGAGGAGGAAGTTGACATGAAGGACATCGTCAACGACAAGCCGTGGCATGAGAGCTGGCCCGGAATCCAAGCCAAGGGCGCGGAGCTGGGGGTCATTGAGAGCAAATTTTCTAGCCCGCAAGACTTTAGAGCTGCGGTGATCAAGGCCGCTAAAGAAGGTCTGAAGGTTGCATGAAGGTTTTGCCCATCAAAAATGAGGAGGCATATCCTTGGATATTGAGCAAGCACTACGCTAAAAGGTTGCCGTCTATTAGCTTTGCTTTTGGTTTGTATGAAGAAAATTTATTAAAGGGAATTATTACCTACGGGATGCCCGCAAGCCCGTTTTTATGCGTTGGTGTCTGTGGAGAAGAATATAAACATTTAGTTATTGAATTAAACAGATTATGTCTGCTAGATAACAAAAAAAATCAAGCCAGTTATTTAATTGCAAATAGTATTAAATTGTTGCCGAACCCGAAAATTATCGTTTCTTACGCAGATACAGGCATGAATCACACGGGATATATTTACCAAGCTACAAACTTTTTATTTACCGGAACAACAAAAGAACGAACAGACATGGCAAGCGAAAACGGTAAACACAGCCGACATAGCTTGGGGAACCCAGAAATAAGGGTACATAGAAGCTCAAAACACCGGTATATATATATTCATGGAACGAAAAAAGAAAAAAAATTATTAAGAGAAAAGTTAAAATATGAAGTGTTGGATTACCCAAAAAACCCAACAGAAAAATATGACGCTGGCGGGTCGGTCGCAACTCAGGACTTGTTGTTTGCATGACTTGTGAAAAGTGCGAGAAAAAGGCGCATAGCTTTGATCTGCAATGCCACGGTTGCCGGGATAGGCTGGTCATGGGCATAGACTGCAAGGTTCTCCGGGAGATAGAGGCCAAGTACCTAGACATGAAGTTTGGGTTCCTACCGGACTACAAAAAGGAACCCCATTGCGGCTGCACCAAGGTCTGCCTAAGAAAGTCTAGGTTGCGTGAACAATAAGCTCACAGCCCCTCAGAGACGGCACTTGGCAGCGGTTAAATCCTTGCCTTGCGGGGTCTGCGGAGCCTCAGAACCCTCTGATGCCCACCACATAGAACAGGGGCTCCAGTACACCTGTATACCCCTTTGTAAGGACTGCCATCAGGGTTCCCACAACGGAATCCACGGTCGCAAGGCTATTTGGAACGTATTCAAAAAGACTGAACTGAGCGTACTTAATGACACAATCGAAAAGCTCACCCGCTAGGCTTACCCTGCCGTGGCCCCCCAAGGAGCTGAGTCCTAACTACTCAGGCCATTGGGCTCCACAGGCATCAGCCAAGAAAAAGTACCGGTTTGCGGTCAGGATGCTGGCCCTGCAAGAAAGGTGGGAGATCCCGGAGGAAGGGCCAATCTATCTGGAGGTGGAGTTCTACCCCCCGGACAGACGGCCACGGGACAAGGACAACATGGTTGGTGCTTTCAAGGCGGGGCAAGACGGACTTGCGGACGCTTGGAAAATCAACGATAAAAGAATTGATTGCACATACAAAGTGAGCGATCAAGTAAGCGGT